TCGAGAACCAGAAAACCGGATTTCGGCAGGCTATGGCAATGTCCAGCCTTACCGGCACAAGGGGAGACAGGGTAATCATTGACGACCCGCATAGCATTGAAGGTGCTATCAGTGACGCGGACAGGAGCAGGACGCTTCGGGTATTTCAAGAAACCGTGCCAAGCCGGTTATCGAATCCAGACAGGTCTGCGATTATCGTTGTAATGCAGCGTATCCACGAGCTGGACGTTTCCGGCTTTATCCTTGCCGACTCTGAAAAGCACGGGTACACGCATTTGATGCTGCCCATGGAATACGAACCGGAGCGACGGAGCGATTCGCCACTGTTTAATGACCCACGATCACAAGACGGGGAGCTGTTGTTCCCTGAGCGGTTTCCTCGTGAGGTTGTGGACAGGGATAAGCGATTGATGGGGAGCCATGCAGTAGCCGGTCAGTTCCAGCAAAGGCCAAGCCCTCGCGGTGGTGGTCTGATACGCGGTGAATGGTTCGGCAGGTACGATATTCTGCCAGCAATCACAAGCAAGATGGTATTCGCAGACACGGCCATGAAGACAAAAGAGCGTCACGATTACAGCGTGTTCGAGTGCTGGGGGAAAGGCGAGGACGGCAAAGCGTACCTGATTGACCTTGTGCGCGGTAAGTGGGAGGCGCCGGAGCTGAAAAAGCGCGCTGTCGATTTCTGGGCAAAGCACCAAGGCTGCCGAAAGATGATGGTCGAGGACAAGGCCAGTGGAACAGGGCTGATTCAGGAATTGAAAAAAGCCGACAGGATTCCAGTTTTCCCGATACAGCGAAGCGTGGACAAACTGACTCGCGTAATGGATGCCACTCCGCACATAGAGGCGGGGCATGTTATGATTCCGCAGGTTGCCCCGTGGGTTTCTGACTTCATTGGCGAGTGTGAATCATTCTCTGCCGACGATAGCCATGCCCACGACGACCAGATTGATCCGATGTGTGACGCGATCAAAGAATTTTTGCAGACAAAACGCAGGGGATTTTATGCGTAATCTATTCAGGCGTAAGCCAAAGCCAGAAGAGCCGGTTATCAGTAAGCCGGAAGCCCCAGCGGAAAAGCGCGGCGGGTTTTATACTGCCGACCATTTGCGTGGAGTTGATCGGTCTACACTCTGGCAGAACATACACGCGCTTGCGTTCCAGCGCACACAGAAAGACCTGAAGATTGCGGCGTTAGGCCATGCGACAGGCATGGATGCGCAGGGCAGTGTTAATAACACTTCGTCAGTCTATGGCTTTGGTGCTATCGGCGTGCCTGATGCCCAAGCAGGATGGTATGCCAGCCAGACCTTTATCGGCTATCAGATGATGGCGCTGATTGCCCAGCACTGGCTGGTAGACAAGGCTGTTACCATGCCTGCGCGTGATGCCGTGCGCAATGGCTACGAGCTGTCGTTTAACGGTGGCGATGTAATTGATCCTGACGTGATCGACAAGATTCGCAAGGCCGACCGACGCATGAGACTGAAAGAGAACATGATCCGGTTCGTGCGAATGAATCGCGTTTTTGGAGTGCGCGTTGCGCTGTTCAAGATCGAATCGCCAGATCCAGATTATTACCTGAAGCCGTTCAATCCAGACGGCGTAAAGGCTGGATCATACAAAGGCATTGCGCAGGTTGATCCGTACTGGATAACCCCAGAGCTATCCGGTGACGCGGTTAATGACCCGTCAAACCTGCATTTTTACGAGCCTACATACTGGGTTATTCAGGGCAAGAGGTATCATCGTTCGCATCTTGTCATCACGACACTTGGCGAAGTTGCCGACGTTATGAAGCCGACGTATTACTTCGGTGGCGTGTCGATACCGCAAAAGATTTATAACCGCGTGTACTGTGCAGAGCGTACAGCTGACGAAGCGCCCCAGCTTGCCATGACCAAGCGGACAAACATTCTGGCAACTGACGCGGCGGCCGCAATGGCGGACGAGGACAAGTTCACGAACAACCTCGCACGCGGGCTTCAGTATCAAGACAATTTCCAAAAGGTCATTATCGACAAAGACCAAGAGGAAATGACGCAGCTCGACACGAGTCTATCTGATCTTGACGACTTGATTATGTCGCAGTTTCAGCTTGTTGCGGCTGCTTCCGGTGTGCCTGCTACCAAGCTGATCGGCACAACCCCGAAAGGGTTTAATGCCACTGGAGAGTATGAGGAATCGAGCTACCATGAGGAATTGCAAAGCATTCAGGAATGCGACATTGATCCTTTGCTTGAACGGCATTACCTGCTGTTGATGCGGTCAGAGTTCAACGGCATGGCAGAACCTGTTGTGGTGTGGAACGCGCTTGATGCCCAGACGGCAGAGGAAGTGGCAATCGAGAACAAGGCCAAGGCGGAAACCGATAAGCTGCTGTTTGATGCTGGCGCTATTGATGGCGTGGACATTCGCGCACGGATTCAGGCAGACCCGAAATCAGGCTATAACGGAATCGAGTCGGAAGTATTGGAAAATGGCCAAAGCATTACTGACGAATAAGCGGGCGGCACACGCCAAAAAAGTGAAGCGCACTGGCGTTATGCGCGGCGGTAAACTTGCTTATCCCGCAGGCGTGTCAGCTCGTTACAAGGCAAGGATTGATACACTTGTCCTGCAAATGACACGCAAGACGGGCAAACAGCTTGAAATCCTTTTCACTGCTGAACAATTCGGTACGCAGGACGCAAGCATAGCCAGCCAGTCACGTATTCTGCTGTCGGCATTACAGACTCAGTTCCAATCAATGTTTGACGGCATAGCAAAGGCAGAGGCAGAGCGCATGGTTAACGGCGCGGACAAGGCCAGTAAGGCGGCAACATACACGAGCCTGAAAGAATTATCCGGCGGGTTATCAATCAAGACGAACGTGCTATCCGCAGCGGCAAAAGAAACCATGAAAGCGTCCGTGGTCGAGAACGTGGCTTTGATTAAATCAATACCGGCGCAGTATTTCGATCAGATCACCCAAGCGACGATGCGCAGCATTACATCGGGCAAAGGATTATCGGAATTGCAGCCACAGATCAAAAAGTATGAGGGCATCACTGAACGGCGCGCAGACCTTATCGCAACCGACCAGACCCGCAAAGCATACAGTGCAATGAACCGCGACCGCATGGCGGCTGTCGGCATTACTAAAGCAGAATGGATACACTCAGGCGGTGGAAGTCACCCAAGGGAGACTCACGTGGCACTGGATGGTACAATTTACGACGTGAACAAAGGCGCTTATGACTCTTCTGTTGGCGAGTGGATACAGCCAGGATTTTTAATAAATTGTAGATGTACGTCAAGGCCAGTGATTGAATTTAACGAGGGAGAGACCACATGATAAGCCTATCTGAAAGCATAAAAGCGGCTAACGCTGCGATGACGTTTGACAAGTCCGAGCGACTGCATGACGTGAACGGATGGTATGAGATCAAGCGCAACCCGTTAAGCAAGGAAGGAGTGTTCCAGTATGGCGGCGCTACACTTGCCGCTGCCGGTTGCGATGCTGACCCGTCGAGGATGTACAAAGTTTATAGACCGGCGTCAGAACTGAGCGCACAGGAATGTATCGACAGCTTTAAACTACTGCCGTGGATTGATGACCACGCGATGCTGGGAGATAAGCCAGGCATGATTCCGGCTGAACAGAAAGGCGTTCAGGGAGTCATCGGAGAGGATGTATTTTTCGAGGATGGTTATCTGTACGGTAACATCAAAGTGTTTTCTGAAACGCTTGCCGACAATATCGACGCAGGCAAAAAAGACTTGTCCGCTGGTTATCGTTGCAATTACCGGATGGAGAGTGGTATATTTAACGGCGAAGAGTACGACGCAATACAATTTGACATTCGGGGCAACCACTTGGCGTTAGTAGCCGAGGGGCGAATGGGGAAGGAAGTATCGGTTTTAGACCATGCTGAAATCCTGACTATTACTATTGACTCGAAGGAGTTTGCCCTAATGCCAGATCCAGTTAAAGAGCCAGTGGCTCAAGATGTAGACCCTATGGCGGCCTTCGAAGGTCGTCTTGCAAAAATTGAAGAGATGCTCGCTAAGCTGATTCCGCTTGAAAAAGAGGAACACGGCGAAGCACTCGATGCCGATCCTGTTGTTCCCGACGCCGACGCCAAAGACAAGTGCGATGCCGCTTCTGGCATGGACGCTGCTGAAGTTGTTGCGCTGAAAACCCGCGTTGAGCAACTGGTAAAAGGCGGAATAAAAGCACTGATGGGCGAGATCAGCAAACGCGATTCACTCGCAAATGCTGTGTCTGCACACGTTGGTACTTTTGACCATGCTGAAATGACGCTGGGCGAAGTTGCTAAGTATTCCGCTGAAAAGCTGGGAATCACTTGCGATTCAGGTCACGAGCTGGCCGCTGTTCAAGGGTTCCTTGCTGCTCGCAAAGCTGTGTCCGTTGCTGTTGCAACTGTTGACGCAAAAGAAACCAGCCTTTCTGCAATCATCGCGAACAAAGGAGCTTAATCATGGCCTTTCAATCAACTGTACAAAAGCTCCAATCCTTCGGAGTGATCGGTGAGATCATCCGTAATGTCCCTGTAATTTCAACCGCGTGGAATCTGGTATCAGACCCCGTTGTCAACACTATCGGTAACGCATTCACTGTTGCGTCTGAAGGCGTTGCAAAGTGCGGCGGTACTGGCGCTTTCGCCGGTATCTTGGTGAACCCTAAGAGCTACGCTTTGCAGGGCACTACCACTGGCAGCCTTGAGTCTTCTCTTGATCTGGCTGACAACAGCGTTGGTGAATTACTGACTGCTGGTGAAATTGTTGTAACACTGACAACTGCCAGCTCTATCGGTGACGCGGTAATTTTTGCCGAGGATACTGGTGATCTTGATTCAATCGCTCCAGTTGCTGCGTTCACTGCTTCACAAGCCACCACTGTTCTGACTGTATCCGCTATCACCGCTGGTAGCCTTGGCGTTGGTTCGGTTATCAAGAATGCAGCCGGCAATATTCTTGGTACTGTTATTTCTCTTGGTACTGGTACTGGCGGCACTGGCACGTACAACCTGAACACTTCGGCAACTGTTGGAAGCGCGGCAATGACTGCGAACACAATACCTGTCCATGGATACCAGAGCGCACATGCCACGGTTGTTCGATTTGACGCAAGCGCGGCAGGTCTGGCAGTTATTCAAGTTAACGTCAACCCTGCAAACGTGTAAGGAGATAGGAAATGAGTGAATCAATCGTAAGATCAAGCCTTGCACCGCATGAAATTGCGCCTTTACAGCAAGCGTTAGTATCTGCAATCCGAGCCGATGCGAGTGGCTATAAAGCCCTTGCAGATATTGGTATTGGCATGGATGCTGCCGATGTTGTTGAAATGGGCAGACTGTACGGCTTTGGAATGGATGCTTTAACCGCTGGTTTAACTACAGGCACAGTTCCTACCCCTGTTCAG